CGCAGGTGCGATGGTAATGGCTCAACCCATGAAAAAACAAATGGATTATGACCGCCGATTGGCAATGGTTTCAAACACCGCCTTCTCCGACCGAGACGTGGCTGGGCGAATTGCCGGAAAGAAAGAATTACATGAAGCGGTAAAAAGTGCGGTAGAAAATGGTGGCGGGACGAAAGAAGAAGCACTTGATGCATTAGATAAAATGCTCGCTTCCGGTTCTGTTAAAGCTGATACAGCAATGAAATTATTGCCAACGTTACAAAAAGCAGCTGTAGGTACAGGAGCAAGTACAGAGGACTTAGCTCAAATTGCCATTTCAGCTATGCAACAATTCGATATTAGTGAAGATAAGATTGGCGAAGTTTTAGATAAAGCGGTCGCAGCAGGACAAGCCGGTAATTTTGAATTGTCAGATATGGCTCGTTGGCTGCCTAAGCAAATGGCCGCAGGTAAAGCGGCTGGTTTAAGCGGTATGAATGGCTTAGAAGCGTTACTAATGGCAAACCAACAGGCACGAGTTACAGCTGGTTCTGAAGATGAGGCAGGTAATAATTTATCTAATTTATTAGTCAAAATTTCTGCTAAAGAAACAAATGAACGATTCAGAAAACTCGAAATAAAGGGAAAAGACGGTAAAACTCATGGTATTGATTTCATCAAATCCATGGAGAATGAGAAAAAGCAAGGTAAAAATTCACTTGAAGCCTTTATGTCTATTATGGATATGGTTGTAGGACAAGATGACAAATATAAAGAGTTGCAAAAGAAATTAAAAACAGCGAAAAAGGAAGATCAAGCTGGAATTATTAAAGAAATGTCTAATTTGGTAGAAGGCACTGCTATTGGGCAAATCGTATCAGACCAACAAGCTCTGATGGCTCTATTGGGTATGCGTAATAATGTTCAGCTAGGGAAAGAGGTCCAGGAACAATTACAGAATTCTAATGGCGCTGTCGATAAATCACATGCCGTGATACAAGACACCAATAGTGCCAAATTTGAAAACGCCAAAAATAGCTTTGAATTTGCCCAAATGGAGGGAGTTAAGGGTTTTAATGATGCCCTTGGCGATGCGGCAGTCAAATTAACGGAATATGCAAAGGCTTATCCGGACCTCACAAATACCGTTGTACGAGCAGGCACTGTTATTACGGCTTTAAGTGCAGCGGCTGTTGCGGCAAGTGGTGCTTTGGCGTTGTTAGGCGGTAAGCGTGCTAGCTTCGGATTAGGAGGCGATATTGCAGATGCGGCAAGTGGTTTAGGTCGAAAAGGTAAAATCTCTAAAGGGATGAAAGGCGGAAAAGGCTTGTTATCACTGAGTAGTTTAGCATTTACTGGTTTAATGCTTGCGGCTGATCATCGCACAACTGCCGAGGCTATTGCCGAAGAAAAAGCCGAAGCCAAAACACCACAAGAAAAACAACTTGAAAACCAATTCTACGCGAAGGCTTACGGTGGCAATAAATCAACAACAAGCCATTATGCACCTCAAGGGTTTGCTTATAACAAAAATTCTGTATGGGGAATGGCAGGCCGTGCGGGTGAAGTGGCTGAAATCGCACGTAAAGATGAGGTCGCGAAGGAGCGTTTAGCACGTGGCACGCTTACACAAGCCGAATATGATGCAAGAACATCACAAAGTGCTGCAAAAATTGCCAACATGAATAATCGTGGACAAGGCTATTCTGGGTTATCCATTGCTGCCAACGATACCAACTCAACACTAAGTCAAACGCTCGGTAATTTATCGGGTTTAGCAAATTATCAAGCAGACTTTCAGCAGTTTGGTAAAACAATCAGCGACGGCTTGAAAACCGCGGTGGAAAGTCAGAATTTCACCATTCAAAATGAAATTAAAGTGGATTTAGATGGGCGGATTGTGGCTGAACAAACGTCTCAGTATCAATATCAAGATTTAAAACGGGGGTAATAGATGAAAGGTTGGACGGCGCCATTACAACGTGCTAGCTATCGTGGTGTGCGATTTGAAGTGATGTCGGTTGACGATGAGATCACTCGCGCTACAATCGAACACGCCTATCCTTTTGTGAACGGTGCGGATGTAGAAGATTTAGGATTAAATCCGTTGACCGTACGTTTGCAAGCCGTGTTTTATGGTGAAGGTTATTATACTGATTTCAAAAAATTCTTAAGTGTGCTGGGAAAACAAGGGGCGGATGTATTAGTCCACCCTATTCGCGGACGATTGCAAAATATGATTTGTACGTCGGCATTGTTCCATCATGAAGCGGACATGATTGACTATGTAGCCATTGATTTAACCTTTACCGAAAGCACCCCTGCAGAGCCGATTTTTGTGTTTGAAAGTGCATTTCTTGCTCGTCTTGATGCACTACTTACGCAACTTGAAGATTTTGTTGATGATGTGTTGGCATTGTATGGTGAGTTTATGGAGGTTGTGTCATTTGCTGCCAATATTAAGTCGCGTTTATTGGGCAGTTTCGGTGCATTATTTGGTTGTTTTGAGCAAGTTAGAAGTTTGTTTGATTTAGATAAGAATAAATATCCTATCTCTAATACTGTGTCCTCTACAGATTTTAAAGTGAAAAGCTTAAATTCGGCTCGTCATTTAGCGGCTATGTTGGAAACGGGACTCTCACAGATTATCAATCGACGAGATTTAATCACTCGTGCTAAGTTTGATGAAATGTTGCGTACCTTAAAACAAATTAAACAGATCCCCTCTGATTTGGTAACAGGTAAAAATATTAAATCAGCCAGCCAACAGGCTGTTATGAAATCGTTACCATCAGCATTATCAAATGCCGATATGCATGCGGTGTCATTGTTTATGCGGTTAGTTAGTGCGGGTGTGTTGCTTAAATCTGCGACAGAATTAATTGAAGATGACGCTTTGTTGCCGCAAGATGTGGACTACATTACCACAAAAGTGCGGTCGGAAATTTTAGAGAATTTGGCATTGCTACGCCAACAGATTACAGAAGAACAACAGCCCGTAAAAAGTGCAGGTAAGCCTAATACTGGGCTTTACACCACCGCACACCACACCATGGAACAACTTAAACAACACGCTCATCAGTTCACTCAACTTGCGATTAATGCGATTAACCGCAAACCACCTTTAACTATTCGAGTAGCCCCCATGAGCGGGACAGTACAACAAATCGCTCATGCTTTTTATGGTGATTATAAACGTGCGGATGAGTTATTGCGTTTAAATCCACAGATACGTTATCCAAATTATATTGAACAAGGTGAGGTGTTAAATAGCTATGTCAGATAATTATCCTTACGAAAATGACGTTGTCGTTGAGATTGACGGTAAGTCCCATAATAGTTGGAAAAACTATGACATTGACAGTGATTTTTTAATCCCTGCAGATGCTTTTGCGTTTGATATTGGTGTGCCGTCAGACAGTACTGTATTGCCGGACTACTCTGGGGCAGAAGTGAAAGTACGTATTAATGATACGTTAGTCATGACAGGCATTGTGGATACCGTGCAGCATGGTATTAGTAAAACAAATCGAACCTATCGACTAAATGGTAGAGATAAAGCCAGTGTGCTTGTTGACTGCTCCGCACCTATTACTAACGTGAAGGGGTTAACTGTATTGGATGCAGTAAAAAAAATTGTAGAACCGTTAGGGATTAAACAGGTGCAACTTAAAGCCGAAAACAATCCATTGTTAGATAAAGTCGATATTGATGTTGGCGAAACTGCGTGGAATGCTGCCATGCGTTGTGCTAATTCTGCTGGCTTGCACTTGTGGTTTGAGCCAAATGGCGTGCTGATTGTAGGCGGTGCAGATTACAGCACGCCACCTGTTGCAACGCTATGTTGTATGAAAGATGGTAGTCAAAATAACTTTGAGCAGGCAGATTTAAGCTTTGATGTATCAAATCGGTTTAGTGAGATAACCTTTTTAGCTCAAAGTCACGGCAAACAAGGACAAGACAACAAAAACGATCTGAAATGGGTTTATAAAGATTCGGAGATGACTACCTATAAACCTAAAACTGTAGTGGTATCTGATGTTGATAACCTTGAAGCGCTGCAAAAATGGGCAAAGAAATATATCGCCGACAGTATACTTGAAGGGTTTACATTAACGATTATTGTACCTGATCATAAAATGCAAGATGGCACATTGTGGCAACCTGGTCAGCGGGTGCATGTGATATGTGAAGAATATGATATTGATGCAATCTTCTTTCTAATGGGGCGTCGTTTCATGTTAAGTCGTCAAGGCGGTACGCAAACAGAGCTACGGTTTAAGCAAGACGGTATCTGGACACCAGACGCTTATAGTGCAAAAGCAGAAAAAGCACGTAAGCGTAAAGGCAAAAAAGGTAAGAAGAAGAATAATGGTGAACTTTGGGCATCAAATGGACAAGGTGGTTGGACGAAATGAGACGATTAAGCCAAGCTATTCAACAAAAGGCGCAAGGTGCGGTGGGCGAAATCCGTCAAGCCTTTCGCGGTGTGCTACATTTAGTGAAAAGTGCAGATAACATTCAAAAAGTGCAAGCATCTGGATTATCAGATGAAACACTTCAGGATGTAGAGATGATGCAGCAATTTGGGTTTACTTCGGTGCCGCCTGCAGATACTCAAGCAGTGATTATCCCTATTGGCGGGCAAACTAGCCACGGGATTGTGATTGCGACTGAGAACGGATCTTTCCGCGTGAAAAATCTGCAAGGTGGCGAAGTCGCTGTTTATGATGAAAGTGGCTCTAGTATTGTGTTAAAAAAGGGGCGGTTAATTGAGATTGATTGTGATGTGTTAAAGATTAAAGCGGCAAAAAAAGTGGATATATCAAGCCCACTGGTTGAAACAGATCAGGTCTTTACTGCACAAGGTCAAATTAACGGAAATGGCGGTATGGCGGTGAAAGGCGGCAGTGGTGCGAGTTTTACCGGCAACGTGAAACAACAAGGCGGAGGTTTTACTACAGACGGAGATGTGAAAGCCGGTGTTATATCATTGCGTAATCACAATCATCCTGGTGATAGCGGTGGTGAAACAGGTAAACCTAAATAAAAATGCTAAAAGGAGGTGCTGAAGTCAGTCACCTCTTTTCTTTTCTCTAAATCCCTTATCCTGTCACTATGGACAGAGAGATCAGCCCGCTTACCGGCGACTACACAAGTAAGCAAATCAGTACACTGCAAAATGCTGTGTATATCAGACTAACCACACCCTTAGGCACCTGGTGGGCAGATGGGCGTGTAGGCTCTTTGCTCCATACTATCCCGAAAGAAAAGGATTTGCGACATGTTGGGCCACTTGCTCAACAATATGCAGAAGAAGCCTTACAACCGTTGATTGATGATGGACGTGCAGACGAAATCATTGTGACTTATACACAACCCCACAACGGATTATTAATTTTAGATATATCCATTCGAGATAACCGAGGTGAAACCTATCAATTTAAACACCCGGTAAAAGTTATTTAAAAAGGGTTTAAACCATGTTTATTGTGCCAAGTTTAGATGATATTCGCCAAACTATCTTGCGTGATGTGCAATCGTTAGAACCGCTAGCTGATGTGAGTGTGGATAGCGATTATTATGCCCGTGCGAGCAGTTTAGCTGCCGTTGCTGAAGGTATTTATGCCCATCAAAAATGGATTATTAAACAATTCTTTCCCGATACTGCCGACACAGATTTTCTTGAAAAACATGCTGGCCTGCGTGGTATTCGCCGTCGTAATGCGACTTATGCCAGTGGCCGTGGTGCAACTGTAACGGGCACCCCTGATGCAGTACTTAAAGCGGGATTACAAATTAAAACAGACGATAACCGATTTTATGAAACCACCGAAAGTGCGGTGATTTCTGCAAGCGGTTCTGCCGTTGTTGCTGTGCGAAGTCTTGCGACAGGTGCCAGCCAAAATATTAAAACTGCGACAAAAGCAAACTTTATGGCGGCACCTTTAGGCGTGCAATCCGATGCGGTGCTAAATGAGGTGATTGGTGCAACGGATGCAGAAAGCGATGCGTCTTTGCTCGAACGTTTGCTTGAGATTATTCGTCGACCACCTGCTGGGGGCAATCGTTATGACTATCGTACATGGGCGTTATCGGTGGATGGCGTGGATGCTGCTTATGTTTACCCA